CCGTGTCCGGGTCCATCCACGCCCGTTCATGCCATTCCCCGAGGTCCACATCGTAGACCAGCGTCTTTTCGATGGCCGCGATGGTCAGGACGTAGTAGGTGTGACCGCCGAACGAGTGGACGCGACCTACGGCTCCGGAGAGGTCCGAGGCGGTCGACAGGATGCCGTAGATGCCGGGAGTCGATATCTGCTGGACGCTGTAGCCCTGGGTGCGGAAGACGCGGGCGGAACCGTCGGGACCGGAGCCGAGGAAGTAGATCGAGTCGCGAGCGGCGGCGCAGGATTGGCGGGCGTCGGTCCCGATCTGGATGGCGGCGGACTTGATCGCCTGGAATTCCTGGGACACGTCGCCGGAGTCGTAGAAGGCCTGCGCGGATTGCGTCCCGAAGGCCCAGACCTCACCAGCGACCGCGATCACGCCCGATACGATGTCGGGGAAGGCTTCGGCGGATGCGCGGGATAGGGTCGGCCACGTCGCGCCGTTGCGGAGTTCGGACCAGCGGATGAAGATCGAGCCTGGCTCCTCAACGAGGAAATAGCCGTCCACCGTGCAGACCGTGCTCGCGCCGTTCGGGAACTCGGGATCCGAGATCAGGGCCAGCGTGTTCGCCGCGAAGTTGTACAGGTAGCCCGCGACGCCGTCCACGAGGACCATTTCATCCTCGTTCGAGGCGATGCCCACCGGTCCGGAAATGCTGGAGATCGCGCCCCGGCTCGCCCGCGTCCCGTTGGAAAGGATCTCCCAGAGCGTGGTCCCGGCAACCTGGAAGACGCGCCCGCCGCCGGTGAGGTGAAGCGCACGGCACGCGGTCGTGACGGTCTGCGGGGCGAAGACGCGCAGCGCGGGCGTGTGGACCCACATCCGTTCCGACGCCGCGCCAGGCCCTGCGATCTCGGGGCGGAGGTTGACGAGGGTGTCGCCGCCGACGCCTCGGACATTGGACGAGTAGGCGGGGGAAAGGAAGGTCTCGAAGACCATCAGTAGTTCCTGCGGAAGGCGTAGGGCATGAACTTCGCCGGGATGTTGTGGGCGACGTTGGCTGTCTGGAGGTCGCTCAGGAGGGCTGCGGCCCGGCTCGACACGAAACCCGAGGGCTCGCCCGTCCCGAGGCCCGGAATCGTCGCCAGCGCCTCGGCAAGGGCGTAGCGGAAGTATTCCCGGTACTCGGGCGGGTCCGGCATCGCGTCGGACAGGTTGGTGATCTCGGAGAAGGGCGTCCGCATCACGACGCGGATCGTTCCGGTCGTCGGCGGCTGGTAGATGTACAGGCCCAGGAGCGGGAAAGCGCCGTCCAGCGCATAGGCTCCCGGCGTGCCGGAGGTCGCTTTGTCGAAGTACGCTTGGTACTGCGCGAGGGGGACCTCTTCGAGCTGGTAGATGGATCCGCCGTCCTCGTACTGGACCGACATCACACCGACGGGCCGCGTGGGGTTGTCGCCTCCGGTGCCGAGAGTGTAGGATGGCCCGCCGTCCGCCGTCAGGGCGATGGTCGAGGTTCCGTAGCAGGTCATGCCCTTGGCGTTGAGGGAGGCGCGGATCTGGTTCAGGAAGGAAAGCCCGATCTGTCCCACGGGCGCGGAGGGAGCTTCACCGGGAGAGTAGGCCCCGCACAGGAGAAGCGCGTCGGTGACGGTGTCGAGTGCGGTCCAGGCCATTACGCCAAAACCTTCTTAGGACGGCCGGGGCCGCGCTTGGCGGTGGTCACCGTGTCCTCGACCTGCGCGGACTCGGTGCCGTCGTCTTCGCTGGTCACGGGCTCGCGAGGTGCTCCCTCGGGGATCTTTGCGTCGGGCAGGAATGCCGCGATGCGCTCGGGTTCGGCGTAGGCCTCTTCCCGGTTGCGGACCACCACGCGGGATCCATCGGTGTTCACTCGGACAATGGGGTAGCGCATGGCGTGGTCTCCTGGAAAGGGAAAGGCGGACGAGGTTTCCCCCGCCCGCCTTGGGTTCATCGAAGGATCAGGTGGTCGAAGCCGTGCGGAGGAAGCGAGCCGCGAAAGCAGGCTCCACCAGCGCGGAGGCCATGAGCACGTCCCAGCGATAGACGGTTTCTCCGGCCTTGCTGTCCTTCTGCCGCTCGAAGCGCAGACGGATGTTTGTTCCGGGAACCGTGGTGATCGCGCCGTTTGCCTCGTCGTCCACGGGCAGATCGGCGAACGCGGTCGCGAAGGCCAGAGGGTTGTAGAACAGGCCCTGCTGGACAGTCGCCGAGCCCGCGCCGACCCAGACCACCGTGTCGCCAGCCGTGGGGAGGCGGGTGACGTTCTGGCGGGCGTCCAAGGCCGAAGCGTAGACGGCCTCCGTGACGGTCAGGGTTGCGATTCCACCCGAGGCGGTCGCGTCGGCGGCGACGGTGTACCGCTTGGGGGTTCCCAGGGACGCCTTGGTCTGGTCGTTGACGGCTTCGCAGAGAACGACGTAGAAGATTTCGCCCTTCTTGACCGTCTCGGTGCCGGAGCCAACGTCGACGAGCACGGTCGTCGCGCCTTCCACCACGGTGGTCCCGATGGTCGAAGCGGCACGGGTTCCGGTGGTCTGGACAGGCAGGAGGGTGGACTCCATGAAGTCGAAGCCATCCCAGCGGGCGATGACGCCGTCCACGTTCTGCTTGCCGATCACGGTGGTGGCGTTGAAAAGCCCCTTCGTGTCGCCGCGCAGGTCGCGGGTCATGCTGGACCGGATCAGAGCCTTGAGGTCGTTGGGGTCGGCCAGGTTGTCGGTCATGTACTGCTTGACTTCGGCCACGGCGGCGTCGGTCAGCGTCGCGGCCTGGGCGAACGTCGGGATGCCGGGCATCACGTTTTCCAGGACGTTCCGCTCGATTTCGGCGGCGAGGCGCTTGATCGAAGGGGTGATGACCTGTTGCTTCATGTCCTGGAAGTCCAGGTAGCGCTGGTCGTCGGTGAAGATCCACGGTACGGTGATGGGCGTGGACGACATCGCCAGCGGCACGCCGACTTCGCGGGATGCATTGGGGACGGAGCTCACATTCCAGGTTCCGGTGGAAACGCGAACCTTGGTGGGGCGTGCCAGCGTGACGGTACGGCCCGATCCGCCGCCCTTGAACTTGGCGGAGTGGTCGGGGATGCCGGACTTGAGGAACTGGAGCTGGTTGGAGAGGAGGAGGCCCGCTTCGCGGACGATCTCCACGGGGGACTGGTTGGCGACGGTCGAAACTGCCATGATGCTTTATCCTTTGAAGCCGCGAGCCGCGTACCATTCGGCATCGGACATCTCGGCGGGTGTTTTGGTGGCCGCACTTGCCCCGCTGACCGTTTTGGTCAGGGGGATTGCGGGCTTGGGCGCGGGTGCAGTCTGCGACGAAACGCGGTTTTCGAGCATCGCCAGCGCCTTGGCGGCACGGATCGGGTTGGGATCCATGATCGCACGGAGGGCGTCGGGGTTGTTCGTGAGTTCCACGACCAGGTCGGCGGCGTGAGGGCTGGAGACAAGTTCAAGGCCGATGTCTGGATGGATTCGGCCCTTTGCCACCTCTTCCAGGTACTGCGCACGCTCCACGATGTCGGGATGGCGGTCGACGGCACTGTGGATGCGGTTGCTGTACTCGCCTGCGGCCTTCTCGATGGCCTGGTCCTGGCTTGCGCCCTGGGTTTCCTGTCGGAACCTCGCTAGCGCCTTGCTCGTGGCCCGCTCTTCGAGGGCGAACGCGAACTCCTCGGCGCTTTGGAAGTCGTTGGGATTCAGGGGCTTGGAGAGATCCGCCTGCCGGGTCTGTTCGGGGGCTTGCTGGCCTCCCGCTTTGGATGCTTCCAGTTGGGCCTTGTAGAAGTCCCGTTCTTCACGGAGGGAACGGCGTAGTTCGCGCTCCTCCTGGAGTGCCTTCAAGGGAACGGTCTGCCGCTTCCACGGCTGCTCCTTTTCGGGCGCGGGCGTCTGCTCGGATCCTTCGGGAGGAGTCGGCGTCGGAGTCTCAGGGACGACAGCTACCGGGGTTTCCGGCGCGTCGAGTGTTGCGGTTTCGTCGCTCATTTACAATCCCTCTTCGGAATCGGATGCACCCGGAAATTCGTACTCCATGGGCTCTTCCGGGGGGAGAGCTGTAGGAGGAGTCAGCGCGGCAGAAAGGGCGGTCTGGTCCATCTTCGCCTCGGCATCCATAGCCTGGCGAGTCGTGGAGCCTTCTTCCTTCATACCTGCGATTTCGAGTTCGGTCTGGCGCTTGATCAGCGCGACCTGTCGGTCTGTGTCGGCCTGGATCTCGGCCATCTGGATCTTGGTGGCGGCGTCGAGGCGGGCGCGTTCGAGCGCGGCCTGGGCGTCCATCTGGGCCTTGACCAGCGAGGCCTGTTGGTCGGCCTGGATCTGCGCCTGCTTGCCCTCTGCGGCCTGCTGTAGCGCCTGGTTCTCCGCTGTGGCCTGTTCCAACTGTTGGCCCATCTGCTCGATGACCTGCTTAGCCTGCTCGATCTGCTGGAGCACGGCGGGCGGGATCTGGAGCTTGGATTGGTCCTGGTCGTCCTCGCGCATCCCCTGCTTGACCAGAAGGCGCTTCATTTCCGAGGCGAGCGCGTCGCCGCCCGGAATGCCCATGGCCCGGATGATCTCTGGCGTCATGGCTTGGTACATCATCGGGTTCTTTGCGCCGAGGCCGTCGATCATCGAGAGGAAGGATTCATTCTTCGTCCGGTGGTTCTGCCCGACCGTGACGCGGATCCCGTAGGCCCCACCGTTGAACCCGGCCAAGTCCTCGCGCAGGCCCTGGATCTCGTTGACTTCCTTCTGCGTGACCTCGCCGTCTTCACCCGCGAACTCGATCAGCTCCTCGTCGGAGAAGATGCCCAGGATCTCGTTGAGGATCTTCCCCTCGTATTCGATTGCGGCCTTGAGGTGCAGTTCGATGTGGGCGTCCGCGACGTTGGCCTGTTCCTGGCGCACCAGAAGGGCCCTTCCGCTCGTCTCCTGGGTCTGTGCGCCCAAGCGTCCATCGAAGAGGCCCGTCGCGACCTTGATCTCCTGGGAGGCGTCCTGGCTCGCGTTGGCGTATCCTGCGGGGATCTGCGGGGCGGGCGGATACTGCGGGATCGCACCGGGATTCAGCGGGTCGATCTGGTAGAGTCGGAAGGCCGCGTCCGAGCTATCGTCGCCCCAGGACTGGAGGACCTTCGGGTCCGTGATCATCCCGACCGACAGGAGCGCGGGCGGTTGCTTCATGCCGGAGAGGTATTCGTACTCCTCCGACTTCCAGAGGTTTTTGAAGATCTGCGGCTCGCGGGCGTCGCGCACGATGCCTTTGTAGTGCTTTTGCCCGGCGACGTCGGAGTCCTCGCCGATGAGCACGACGATGGGGATGGATTTGAAGGGCTGTAGCTCGCGCTCCTGGATCACGCCAGCGCCGTCAAGGATGGTCTGGTAGACGTTCGACTCGTCGTCGATCTCCCAGAACTCAGCGACGCGGACCTTATCGTCCCCGACCCATTCGGAGGAGATCTCGGTATCGCTGTCGGACCCGATGGAGACGGCTTTGCCCTGCGGGAACATCGCTTTGTAGGTCGCGGTAGGCAGGTCGGCGTAGACCGTGCAGTGCTTCATGTCCGAGAAATTGATCTCGGTCGCGTTCGGGTCCGGGACCACGTTGAGGGCGTTGGGAATGCGCCCGTAATTGATGCGACGCTTTCCACCCGGCGCGGCCACGATTTTGATTCGCCAGAAGCCGAAACCTCCCGTGACGGCGCAGGAAACGCCCGTCTCACGTGCGTAGATCGCGCCCCCGGTGATCTGGATGGCGCGGATCATGCCACCCCGGAACTCTGCCCGGTCCTGGCTCGCCCCTTCGCCCTGCGCCGACACGACGACGGCGTAGTCCTTCGCCATGATCGAGTTTTTGACCGACCGGATCAGCGGGGGGAGCTGGTTGTAGGTGATAATCGGGAGGCGCTTGTTCTGTCGGCGCTTGTACTCCGTCGGGTCCCACTGCTTTTCGCCACCCACGACGGCAAACTCGGTGTCGTCCTGGTATGCCCGGCGTCGCTTCTGCCACGCCTCGATGTCCGAGTCGATCTGCTTTACTGTGGCTTTGTGGGCGTCGATCTTGGCCATGTGGACAGAATCTAATCAATCAACATCGTATCCACAACTCAATCCACGCTTACCCCCCGTCTATCCACACTCAGCGGCGGCGGGGAATCTTGAAGTCGGCGGGGATGCCCTTACTCACACCAAAGACCGCGGGCTCCATGGCGTACCGAAGCGCGTCCATGCCGTGATTGTTGGCGTCCACGATCTCGGGCCGGATGTCCTGGGTCAGGCGGTCCACCTTGTGCGCCCACAAACGCGCCTCTTCGGCGATGGCAGGGCAGTCGGGGTGAATCACGATCTGGTCATGCGACCGGAGCCACGCGACACCGTCCTCGATGCTTCCGGGCCACTTGCGGGCCGCGACGGCGAGCGGGTAGCCGTGCTGTCGGATGTAGGAGATCGACTCAGGGCGGGCGCAATCGCATCGCAGGGCGTGCTTGTGGGCTCCCTCGAACTTCGAGAGGAGATCGGGGTATCTGTCGATGTCCACGGCGATGCCTCGGGCCTCGCGCCGGACATAGAGCGTGTTTTCGTACCGCCACGCCTCGACAGCGTGCGTCGGATCCTGGGAGAACCCGAAGTCCATGCCGTAGTAGGGGCCGTCCCACGCCTCTTTCGGCTCGAACCGCTGGACGCACCACTTGCCGCGCAGGACCTGGACATCCGACCTGGAGAGCGGCTTTCCCTCCCAGACGTGGAGGTAGGCGTCCGGATCGGTGCGGGCCAGGTGGTCCTTCTCGACCTTGAGGGATTCAGGGAACCATGGATTGTCTCGCCAGTTCACTTCGAGAACGAGAGCATTCGGCGGCGGGTTATCCACGAATCGCTGGTAGGTCGGGTCGGTCTTTTCGCGGGGGTTGAAGGTGATGCAGATTTCCGCACCCTGGAATGTTCCATCGGGATTCTTTGCACCGCGTCCGCGAATTGTTGGAATCAGAATATCCCATGACGCCTTGGAAACCGTTTCCGCCTCTTCCACCCAGCACCAGTCCACGCCTTCCGCCGATTTGATCTTTGCGGGATCAGTGCGAATTCCGGCAAACGTGATTTCCGAGCCATTGACGTGGAAAATTCTTTCCCGCTGGATCGTCCAGCCAGGCAAGCCCATTTCCTCGATCTGGTTCGACAGGAGGCGGTGGACCGAGTCAGCCAGGGATTCCTGCGTCTCACGCACGCAAAGCCCTTGTAGGGCTTGCTGGGAGCTTGTCAGGAGGTAGTGCCGGGCTACGGTCCAGGACTTCGAGGATCCGCGACCACCGCGAACCACCTTGAATCGCCAGGGCTCACGAAGTCGTGCGGCCCAGCGCGGCAGTTCAATCCTTTGGGGGGTCAACGTAGGTCACCGCGACGGAATGAGCGATGGGAATTCCGCCTTCCTTCCCGCTGTGGGTGTTGTCGATTTCCTGCTTGTCCTTCCAGCCAATCACATTCTTCGCGGTGAAGATTGCAAAAGGCGTCTCGAATGCACCAGCGAGGCCACCCTCAGCCAGGAAGGCTTCCTGGTAATCCTTCGCCCTTTTGTATGCGCGGGAAAATTCAGGATGAACAAGCACGCCATCGGAGTCCTTTTTGTCCGCCCATTCCGCCAAAGTACTCCGATCCACGTCGAGTTCGGCGGCAAATCGGGCGAACGTGGGGAATCGATTCGGGACAAGCCGCGTCCGTTCCGCGCCGTTGTTGTCAGTGTACGTCTCGCGGATGAATGGATCGACGTTGAAGAACTTGACGATCTTCTCGCAGTACTCGGGCTTGTAGTCCGTCGGCCTTCCAGCGGGCATTACCCCAACCTCCCCGCCAGATAGAACGCGCACAGCCCCGCTACGACCAGCATTGCCGCAGGTCCGACAACCTCGGGCTCTCGCTCGATCGCGCCATCCAGCAGGAAGCCGCACGCGATCACCCCCAGCCCGCACGCGAGCCAGAGGAGCGCAGTCCCGGCCCATGTGGACGCGGTCAGGTTGACGAGGTTCGCGAATGCGGCGGCGTGGTCCATGGTGGAAATCTACTCTCCGGCTGGGGGGTTGCGCAAACGTTTGGCGCACGATGCGTCGCGAATCCGGCCCTCCATCCGCCGGAAAATATGCCACTCCGCCTGGAAGACGGACCCAACCAGGATCGCATCCGCCACGAAGTCTGCGACCCGCAGGTCAACGACATCGTCCACTGTGCGCCGCAGGACGTTTGGATTTTTGGCGGCATCCCACGGAGCGCACGACAGGACTTTTGCGCGGATCGTTCGGAGCTTGTCGTCGCTCTCGCCTCCACCGAGGGCGGAGCGGATCTCTTCGGGCGTCACGTCACATCCTCCCGCGCCTCGGCTTTGCGGGACCTCTCCACCCCGTCCCGCCTCGTCTCTCTGCCCAGCCACCCGTCCAACCTCCTGCGACGCCTTCTAGGCCATCCGGAGACGTGCTGGCGTGGCTCATACTCGGTTCACGACGCACGGCACCCCCGCTTTCCTCAGTTCGTCCGCCTTCGCGGTCGCCTGTTCGTGGTCCATCCTCGCCGCGATGACCTTCCCCGGGTTGACCCTCCCGCGTGGCGCTGGCCTCGGCGGATGGCTCACGCGCCAGATCGTGGCGGAGAGTTCGGCGCGGGAGGTCACCAGGAATCCCCGGCGTCGCGTCCCACCGGTGCAGGCGGAGCCTTCCAGTCCAGCCCCGACGACGCCAGCACCTCCGCCGTCATGGCCGTCACGTTGTAGCGCCTCCCCTCCCGAATCCTGGTTGTGCAGGCCCGGAACACGTCGCGCCGGTCGTCGCGCAGCGGTTCGCCCGACCATGGCCCCATGCCCTCGGCGGTGATCCATGGGCGGCGCTCCTTGTGGAGCCTGGCGAACGCCTGGGCGATCTCCCCCTGGGTCAGGAACGGGGCGCTCCAGCCGCCTTTGCCCGGGACCACGAAGACCGTGAGGCGTCGAGCCTCACACGACCCGCAGAGCATCGCCAGGCCCATCCGGAGGCGGTCGGGGATCTCGAACGTGTCGGGGGCATCAACCACCTGCTGGTACCAGATGGTCCGGCAGCATGGACACTCCAGGCGCATCTGGAACCCGTGGAGCGCTCCCTGTGCGAATGCTGCCCGCCATGCGGCGTGGGCTCCGGTTGCTTCGATCATCGCAGCCTCCTGCTGTTGCGTTGTGCGTTGGTCTTCTCGTACCCTGCCCACTTCTGCGCCGCCGACGTGCAGTCGGCCCGCCAGTCCGCGACGAACCGCCACCCCTTGGCCTGGTTCTCGTGCCAGCGGGCGGTCGCCAGCTCCTTCGGCCACGTCTCGCCGTCGGGACCAATTCCCCGAGCCTGGCCGCGGGCGAAGTCCAGCCACTCGTCAAGCGTCGGGCTCGCCACCTGCTCGGGGCTCACGGATCGCTCCGGCCGGGAACGGCCCAGCCACTGCATGAACCGGACTCCCCAGCCCTGGTCGGTGTCGGTCTGGCCGACGTTGCGCTCGCGGAACCGGGAGAGCTGGAGGTTGCAGTCGGCGTTTCGGAGGGCGCAGAGGTCGCGGTGCTCGCGGAGGGGTTCCCATTCGGAGGCGGAGATCCTTCCCGAACCATCGTTCGAGCCATCGCGCACACGCCCGCGCTGCTCTGAGATTGGGGATTGTAGTTCAGGGGATTGTCGATTGTCGATTGTCGTTAGGTTCGAGGAATCGTCGAACGGTGGTTCGAACACTGGTTCGAACGGTGGTTCGGAGCGTTGAGGCTGAGCGGAGCCGGTGGATTGGCGGCGTTTCTCGGCGCTGGCCCGTCCTCGTTCGGCTTGGAGCGCCTGGTACTCGAGGGCTTCCTGGTACATCCTGGCCCCGAGATTCCAACCACGACGCAAGGCATCCGGGACCCCTTCCGGGAGGCTTCCCCCGTTCGCCCCGAGCGTCATCCCTTGGAGGGCCAGGGCGCGGTCGGAGTCGGCGTAGAGGCTCACGGCCAGGGCGTTGAACTCGTCCAGGTTGAGTCGGAGGTTCCAGGCCCTGGGAGGACTCACGGTGAGCCGATCCCGCTGATGGCCTGGACGACTTCTACAGGAGTCACGCCATCCATTGACCCGCCGCTCATGGTCAAGAGGAAGGCAACCTCTCCAACCATGGACCGCAATGCTTTGGCGCTCTCGATGCTGTCCGAAAAGCAGTTCGGGCAGATCTGCGCCGCTCGCCCGTGAGGGTAGTCCAGTTTGAACTCCCGCAGAATTTTGACCTCAGACCCGCAGCTTTGACAGGCTGGCATTTTCTCTCCAAACGGTTTCGGGTCGCCCGGTTATCCTGGTAGCCGTGAGCGTCGCGAGACGATCCCAGGGGCGGGCGACCCAGGCTCACCCGCGAGGGCTCGCCGTTCAGTTCGTGGCAGTCGTGGGCTAACACGACGGCATGGGTTGAATCTACTCGGCCTCGGCCATCTTCGCAAGCACCTTCTCGATCCGCTCCGCGATCCACCGCATCACCGGCACCGCCATCGAGTTCCCGAGGGCCTTGTAGCGCGGCCCGTCTGGGCATTGGTCGGCGGGCTTGCCGCGCCACGGGATCAGGGTGTGGCCGTCTGGGAACCCCTGCAGGCGCTCCGCCTCAGTTGGCGTCAATCGTCGCACTTGCGCCCACGGTGAGCCTTGAGGTGGCACGACCGGCAGAGCCTGGCGAGATTGTCGACGGAGTTGTTCTTCCAGTCGAAGTCCTTGTGGTGTACGTCTGTCCGGCCCGTTTTCCCACAGGTCACGCAGCTGGATGGAGGGCACAGCTTCCGGGCGTGGTGGTGCGCCGTCATCCACTGCGGATTCTTCTTCGTAGGGCGCCTGTCGAAGTCCAGGGCCATGCAGTGGCGATCGCAGAACTTCCGGGCGTTGAAGTGGATCAAGTACTCGAGATCGCCATTCGGCAAACGCTTCCTCTCCAACTTCTTCCCGCAGTAGGTGCAAAACCTCTCTGGCGTCGGCTTCTTGTGCGCTGGCATCCTGCTCTCCTTGGTTGACTCCTTTAATATACAAGGAATCAGATCCCACTGCAACCGCCCCAACTCCTCTTCCTGTCCCGTCCTCGCTGGCATCGAAGCCTTCGCCGCGCAGGGAGTGCGCAACATAGGGCGCCTCGTGGTTGCAGTTGAGCGTCGGAGCCATGTCGGCACCGATTTCGGCACCGGCCTGACCTGTGGCTACGCAGATGGTTCCACCGTCGCAGTCGAAGTCTGTGCCAAGGCCACCGCCTGCAGTGCTGCGTGCAGGGATGGTGGGAGCGACTTCCCGCGCCTCTCTGCTCGGCGCAGAATCCCGGCGCACGCCGTCCCACTCAAAAAGAACCGTTGCGGGATCGAACCCTTTTCGAGCACTTGCCACAACGAACACACGACGGCGTCGTTGGGCCACTCCGAAATATTGGGCGTCGAGGATCCGCCACGCGACTGCTCGCGTGGGTCCCAGCACTCGACCAGCGTTCGACCATCGGCCCCCTGGAGGGAGGAGCGGATCATCTTCGCCGGCAAGCCCTGCGAGGAAGCATCCGAAGGCGTTGTCGGGCGTGTTGAGGACGCCGGGGACGTTCTCCCAGACGACGATGCACTCGGGGATTCCGAGAAGAGAACGAGCTGCGTCGATTCCATTTGCGAGCCTCACGAATTCGAGGGTGAGCTGGCCGCGGGAGTCGCCCATCGACTGCCGAAGACCAGCGACGGAGAAGGCCTGGCAGGGTGTCCCACCGACCAGCACCTCGGGTGCCGGGACCTCCCAGGACGCGATGCGGTCGCGGATCGTGGTGAAGTCCCCCAGGTTCGGGACCTCGGGCCAGTGGTGGGCGAGCACGGCGCTCGGGAAGGGCTCGATCTCGGCGAACCATGCGGCCTTCCAACCGAGCGGTTCCCACGCGGTCGAGGCGGCCTCGATGCCTGAGCAAACGGATCCGAAGATCATGAGGACTCCAAACGAAAAACCCCCTGGATCGGCAGCTGGTACTCCGGGGATCAACTCCCGGCGAGCCTTTCGGCTCACTGCCGACCCAGAGGGCCGAACTGTTGATCTTGTCTCACGCTCCAGCAGGGTACCAGCCTGTTCTCCGTCGCGTCCCTACAATCTACGCTCCCGAGGTCAGCGGGGCAAGCGGTCTGTCGATCTCCTCCACGACCTGGCGGAACCTCACGACCTCGCCATTGGCCGCGCAGTCACGGGAGATCTCCAGCGCCTCGCGCAGGGTCACGCGGGGCGGTAGCGGGTCGGTGAAGCCGTCGGGGAACTGGAGGACGAACCTCACGCCGCCACCCCCCGCCTCTTCCCGTACTCCATCGCATCCCTCAACCGTTGCCAGTCGTTCGGACGATGCCGTTTGTAGTCGCTCATCCGCGACGCCGACAGCCCCTTGAGCAGGCTTGGCGGCACCCCGTCGCGCAACCGCTCCACCAGCACGTCGATCCGTGCCGAGAGTGCGGCCTTCTGGTTCCTCCCGTTGGCCGCTCCTCCCGCCTGGCACCGCTCCGACATCCTCGGGAGCACTCCGAGCGGTCGCTGTCCTTCCTTGACCACCTTGACCGTCGTGGAGGTCGCCACGGCCCTCCCGTTCGCCGTGACGGCCTGCCAGGTGTCGCCGTGGTCGACTGCCAGGCCCCAATCCACGAGGTCGGCCATGGACTCGCGCAGGGCGGCGACCTCAGCGGGCTTGCGGCCATGGAGGAACGTCTCGACGGGTACGGCCCGCCCGGCGCGTAGGAGGGTGTCGCGTAGGGTTGCGGGGGTCATGCGTCCACCCCCCCTTCCGTCGCATTGATCGCTGTGAGCAGGCCAGTCACCGCCTCGCTGTGCAGGCGATCCTTCCATCCTCTCCCGCCCGAGGTGAGCATGGTGAGGCCCGATACGTTGATGACGTGCCGTCCACCGAGGCACCAGCCCCGGAATCGCGGAGAGATGGTCGCCATGCCCATGCAGATCCCGTCGTACATGGCGCGGATCTCGTACTGCTCTCCGTGGGATTCGGTGCGCTGGATCGTGGCAGTCATTTTTTGTCGGCTCACCCCTCACCCCCTGCGGCCAGAGCCTCAGCGAAGCGGTCCGCCTGTTTGCGGAGGAACTTCGCCACGATGTCGCGCTGGCCTTGGGTCAACTCCGCAATCACGTCGTCGGGGATCCTCTGGAGGAGTCCGCCGATGGAGTTGATCTTTCCGAGGTAGTTCTTGTCGCCATCCTTGCCAGCGAAGGCGAGATCCAGGA